AATCATCAGGGTCGGACTCGTCCCACAGTCCGCCGTAAATGGATGGAGATTGCCCGTGGGGGATGACGATGCTCGCAAGATCAGCGAACTCTGCTTGCCCTGATGAGGCGTTGATAATCGTCGGGATACCCATAGCCATCGCCTGTAGGGGCATGAGTCCGAATCCTTCGCCCCTAGTGGCCGCGATGTAGCAGTCGGCGTCGTTGAAAAACTTGACGGTTTCTTCCTCCGTAAACCAGTGGCGGTGCATAAACACGTTGTCCGGCAGGTTGAGAGGTGGGACTCCGTGTGCTTCAGGGTTCGGTTTCAGATGCAACTCAGCATCCAAATCGGCACGTTTGAAGGCCTCCAACACAATGTCCAAACCTTTACGCAACCACTGTGACCCGCCAGCATGGAACCTAAACCTGGGGTTCGCTGGTCGTGGGGTCGCTTTCCAAACTTTGTGATCCACGCCCAACGGGACCTTCTTCACGTTCTTGTGGTAACGCTGGAACAGTTCAACGTTGTGGTCGCACGGAACAAGTATCTGGTCGTAGAACCGTAGCCAGAGTGCGCCACGCGGATTCAACTCCGTCGATTCCCACATCGTGAAACAGGTGCGATGCTGCCCTTTGTAGAACCCCTTGATTTGAAACGGCTGCAACATGTTCACCATCACTGAGGCGTGGTCGTTGATGGTGATGTCGTCGGGGACGTGCCGCATGAAGTTGTGCCACATCGCCCCATAACCGTAACGGGGATGGGGGTATCCAAGCCAAGACTGGTAGTTCATCGGAATCTGCGGCTGATGTCGGTGGATGAAATGCCTTGCGTGTAGGGCACATAGACGACACGGATGCCGTGTTTGTCTAACCAGTCTTGGGTGAAACCCATTTGCCCGTAATAGTCTTTGGTTTGCCAATCGTCACCGACCGCTATCACGTCGGGGGCTACGTGTTCAATCAACGGTTTGGAATCTGCGCCTCCCCAGTTCACTGCCACTTCGTCTACGTATCGGCAGGCTTCCACGACGGTGATTCGGTCTGGGAGCGGGCAGATGGGTTGCCGCTTGTAGGACGCGGCGAACTCGTCGGTGTTCAGTCCGACCGTCACTTTGCCGCCGTTGGCGAGCATCCGGCATTGGAACAGGAAGTTGACGTGGCCTCGGTGGAACAGGTCGAATGTGCCGCCCGTGTAGACGTTCACGTGGTTGCTGTGCCAAGCCCCTGAGTGGAGGGTTTCGCTCATGCCTTTGTGTAGTTCCAATGGTTTGCGTCTCGCATCGTGAACACGGAGTCGCAACTTGACGTGTTGCGGTATCCGATGAGATACCTGTCCATTGAGGGGATAAACCCTGGGAACGGGTACGGGTTGCTTTTGCCGACTTTGACGTAGGGTTGGTTGGCGACAGTGACTGTCTTGGTATGTAGCCCCGCCCAACACAGGACGTTACGAGTATCCAAGCCGCGGATGCCGTCGTATGCGCTCAACGCTTCAACACGCCACACATTCACGCTGCACAGCGTTGATGCGACGATCATCGACTTGTCGGTAAGCGCATCCATCCAATCTGCCACCGTGCCGTCGTATCCGAAGGTGACTTCGCCGTGTTGTTCCCCGACGTGGATGATGCGGTCTTGTCCGCGCATCATGTCGAGGGTAGCTCGGATTGCTCCAGGGAGCATCATGTCGTCGTCTCCGAAGACCCACACGTATTCGGTTGCTGCTGCGGTGATGCCGCGTAGACAGTTGGCGTCGGCTCCGACGTTCAAATAGTTGTAGATGTAGAGGATGCGGGCATCTTGGCAGTGGGGGCGGGCTGATTGTTCGGGGTCGTTGTCCGAGACGATGAGGCGGCAGTCGTCGGTGAGTTGCGGGAGGATTGAGTCGAGGCAGGTTTGAATTTCGGGGCGTTGGTAGGTGGGGATGTAAACGGTAAGTCGCATTAGTCGGCTATCTTCTCCAGTTTTGCTGAGCCGTCAATCTTCATCGGCTGCCCACCCGTTTTGCGTATCCGTTTGTAGGCATCCAAATCCTTGTCCAACACCCGCTCCTTGTCGTTGAGTTCAGCGACATTGTGGCGGGTCGGCATCGCAGAACCCGACATCCGCACATGACTGATCCGGCAAGCAAAACAGCCCTCAACATCAAGGTTTGGATGCGTCTCCCTATGTTTCATGTCCCCTGCCGCCTGTTAGTAGAACTTGCCAGCCGCATCATAGAACGGTGTCGATTTACCGGTGAACGCCGACGAAAACCCGATAATCACCGTGTCCAACCCGCCGACAATGATTGAGCCTACGGCAAGCCCGGCGAGCGAACCAAGCGGATCGGCGTTAGAAACAAAAGCTTCGCCTTCTGCTTCAATTCCAACTTCGCCAGCCGCTTCGTTTAGTTGGGCTATCCGGTTCATCACGTACACGATCCCCTTGCCAACCGTACCCGCAATCGTGTTCAACGCCCCCAACAACTCCTTGCCGTCCGTACCAGCCAACGTGTTCGCCACACCCTGAGCCGCCTTACCCGACGTGCCAGCCAACCTGTTCAACTCACCCTGAAGACTCACGTCAAATACGCTCCATAACCAGCCGCAGTCAAATCGGCGGCCTCCGCATCAGTCACAATGTTGTCGTGACCACCGTGATAAAGAACGGTGAAATCATCTGGGTTCCGCTGATCTGTTTCGCTGAACGTACCGTCCGTCAACTTGTAGACGTTACGGCCACGCGGATCGGCGGCATAATGCCGAAACAAACTGTGTCCCAAACCGACACCGTTCGGGTCCGCGTAACGAACCAGGTTATCTGTCGGTGGACGGAACGTTGGCATAGCAACATTCTAACAGAAGTGGGAGGGCGGGGCAGGGGAGGAAACCCCGCCCCCCACCAATGTTGTGTGCTACTAGCTGTTCGAGCCGATGCTTGACGCCGACTCAATGCGACGCAGCGACGCCTCACGGAAGCGGGCGTAGCCACCCAGCCAGTACCAACCGACCGGTTGGAAACGGCTGAGGACATCGACCACTGGACCGCGAACAACACGCGGGAACGGACCGTTGCCGTCCACGACGCTGTGCGCCTTCGCTAGAGCCTGACGGCCGCAGATGTGCGTGCAGTACACGTCAATCGTGCCCGTTGAGCCTGAACCGTTTGAGGCGTCATCGAAGATTTTGGCGCGTGGCGTCTCAATGAAACGCACGCCTTCGAATGCTCCAACTTCACCGTTGTAAATGTTCGCCGGATCGCTGTACACGTGCGGGTCACGCCACGAGGCGACACCCGTTTCGCGGCGGAGGTCGTACGACACGTCAGGGTGAATGTAACCCATGTACATGCCGTTGAACGAAACAGCGTTGGCCTTGCGGAGAGCCGACACAACCTTGCGAACGTCGTTCGCCTCGATGATGTCCTCGACCTCGATGTCAGTGCGCGCGGTCTCGTCCGTAGAACCGCCACCGCCGTACACCACATTGGTGCCTGCGGAGAGAACGTCACGGATCACCGAGTCAATCGAGATGCCTGCGTTGTAGCCGACGACATTCGCCGCTGCCGCATCGACATCAAGGAACGAGGTGCCACGCAACTTGGCGGTCGTGTTCACCGCGTTGCCGTACTCGGCAAGGGTAACTTCGACTTGGCTGTCGCTCATGGCCACCGGTGTCACGTCGGTGTCTTCGGTGAGGGCCGAGGTAACGGCGGTCAAGTCGTTGAAAATCGTGAACTTGACGCTGGAACCTGGCATCGATTGTGCGACAGGCTGCACATCGGCAACCGCGTCGAACAAGAGTTCGCTGCGGAGCGCGAAATACGCAATCCTGTCAAATGCTGTCTGGTCTGTTAGCAGACTCGACTGTTGTGTCTTGGACATTGCTGTGGTTTTCCTTTCCCACAGCTTTCAAGACTGCGGGCTAGATGGTTTCTGCTTCCTGTCGCGCTTGAGCCAGAATCTGCATGACCTCTTGCTCGTTCTTCGCCTGATTCAGCTTGGTTGTCCAGTCAGTGAGAGGTTCGCTTGTTTCACCTGCACGTTGCGCTTTGGTTATGCGGTTCCATGCATCAGCCTCGGATTTCGCTTGCGCGTTCTCCACAGCCTTTTGGATGAGGTTTGCTTCCTCAGCAGCCTGCCTGATCGCCTCAGCCGAGATTTCACCGTCGTAACCCTTCACGAAGTATTTGGCCATCGGGTTATCCATCGGGATACCCGCTTTGATAAAAGCCACCTCTCGCTTGAGGGTTGCCGCTTCCGCCAATGCTTGCTTGGATTCGTTCAACTCTTTTTCAAGTTGCTTCATCCGTGCCCGCACGGGGTCTTTCGGTGTCTCGTCAGGTTCTTGTTCGAACTCGTGGACGTTTGACATTGGCTCACTCCTTCTACCCACACTGAGAGGGAGGACTCTCAATGGCTGTATCTTTTACGACACTCAGACTGTAGCACACCCTTGTGGGTGGTTGTCAATAGGGCTATTGGGCGGTGCCGACACCGGTTTCAACGGTGCCTGAAGTGGCTCCCGATGTGCGGGCAAACTGTCCGCCACCCTGGAACTCACCGAGACGTTGCGCCCTGCGTTGCTGCAAACGCTTCTGCGCCTCTGGGTCGTACTCAAAGATTGCGCCGATTTCCTCCTCACCGGTCAACGCCTGCTCACCGTACAACGGCTGATACAAGCCCTCCAACATTCCTCGTTGCATGAACTGGCGTTGTGCTTCCTCGCTGGTGATACCGCGTCGAGCCAACTCCTCGGCCTGCCCGACCGTCAACTGGAGGCGGCCCTGCTCCCTGCCACGGGCCGAGATTTCGGCTGCCCGCGCCTGACGTTGCAAAGCCTGTAAACCCTTTTCGGGGTCAAGGAAGTAGGCGGCAAGCTGTTCGTCGGAGCCGACACCGTAGAGAGTTTGCATCTGGCGGCGCACCTCAGGATCGGCGTCACGAACCTTGACGAACCCTTCCGAGATACGAGCCTGAAGTTCCTGGGGTGATACGTCGCCTTCGATTAGGGCATTGAAATCGTCGGATTGGTCGTAGAACCCTGACGGCAACCTGTTTGCTCGCAGGGTGGAGGCGTAGGACTGTTCCAAACCGATGTAGGTCGCTGGGTCCAATGCGGGTAACCCTTTGCGTTCGCGGGCGGCGTTCGCTTTGAAACGGGTACGGAACTGCTCAGTGTCACGCAAACTGAACAGGATGGCGTCAGTGTCCTCAATACCTTGCGCTAGAAGTTGGCGGATGTTGCCTTCCAAACCTGCTAGTCCGGCACGTTGAAGAAACGATGAAATGATACCGAAAGCATTTTCCCGACGCTGACCTCTGGCGGCGGCTTCTGCTGCTTGGGATGCGGCAAACTGGCGGGCTGATTCCTCACGGTCAAGACGAGCGATACGTTCTGCTTCCGTTTCTCCAGTTCTACCCGTGCCAGTGCCAGTTGTACCCGTGCCAGTGGCACCGCGAACCGTACCATCAGGATTGTACTGATTGTAAAAATCTTGACCCAAAAAACCTGGACCAAGACCACGCAAGGCGTCAGCACGCGCAGCGGCATCCATACCAGCAATGGATTCACGAATACCCTGCGCCGCATCAACAGGAGGTGCGACCTGCTCTGGCGGGATGGTCGCCGCGTCTTCTTCGGGCAACATAAATTGAGAAAAATCAACGGCTTCGTAACCGCGCTCAGCCATGCTCATGCTCTAAACCCGAACGCCTTTTCCATCTCCATCACAAGATTAGTCGCCTGCTGTTGAGCCTGATTCGTGAACTGGTAGCCGTACTTGTCGTCGGACTTCAGCATGGTTGCCCACTGCGATAATGTCATCTGGCCGTCTTTGGCGTTGCCAAACACTGCGGACCATTTCGGGTCCTTTGTCCAGTCGATTTGATTTGGGTCGATTTCCAAGATGCTTGACGCATACGTGCGGTAGTTCTTGAAGATGTCATCTAGCGAAAGGCCGGAGTCGATCTGCTGCGAAAGGTGGGAGTACAAACCTTTGGCTGCGTTTTTGGCTCGCTCGATGATGGCGTTCTCGTTGAGAACCATGCCTTTGCGGTCTGGTTTACCGGTGAGCACGGAGTTGATTTCGTCTTCGGACACGTCGTATCCGTACTCGCGGGCAGAGCTACGGATTTTGTCCGCTGCCGTAGTTTCCAGCGTTGGTGCTTTTGCTCCTGCGGGTTTGAGCCTGAGCGATTCGGCGTAGATGAAGTTCTTTAGACGGTTGCCGGTCAGACCGAGGCGGGCAACATTCTTTGCAATGTCGGCGGCAATCTTGTCTGCGCCCTCAAAATCAAATAGGTCGGCGTAGTCGGCTTGTAGGTTGGCAAGTTCTTTTGCCGTTTCCTCAGCCTGTTGTGCTGGGGTCTTGGCGTTCCAGGACTTTACCTTGTCGGCAGTTTCTTTGTAGTACTTGGTCTGCTTGTATTCGGCGTCAAAACGGGCATTTTCGTACTTGCCTTCAATAGCGCGGATAAGGAGGGCGCGCACATCTTCGCCAAAGCCACCTGCATCAGCATCAAAGAAGAAAGCAAAGTCCGGGAACAGTTCCTTGATTTTGGCAAGCGCCTGCTGTATGCGTGCAGAGTCGGTAATGCCGCCAACCGAATCGACTTCGACCATGCTCACGTCAGTCACCCTTCAGGATTTTGCCGATGAACTGTGCTGCACGATAAGCGTCGGCTTCGGGTCCGGCGGCTTGTGCAACGCCGCGCTCAACTAATGTGCTTGTGGCTGGCGCTTCTTCTCTTGCGCCCGGTTGATCGGCGCGACGCGCAACTTTGATTTCTTGTTTTTGAATCCTTTGAGCCAAGGGCGTAATTTCTTGTTCTGTAAACTGTCGGCCTATCAGCGATGAGGCTTGGTCCTGAATCGCCCGTTTCAGATCAGCAATGCTTGTGCTTTTATACACTTTTACTTTTTGCGGTAGTTCATTTATCCGTTTAGCAATAAGGTCTAGTGCCGCATCCCAAGACACGCCTTCTTGGTTAGCCGTGTACAGAACGCGAGCAAAAGCATTGAAGTCTTCAAGTTGATCGATGTTTCCCGACGGACTACTTCCGCCATACACCCCAACCTTTTTCATGGCGTTAGCAATCTGCCTGCGGATTGCGTATGGATATGACCGCAAGATGCCCTGTACGTCATCTGGCCCGTACATAGTTTTGGGCGTCCCATCGGGATTGAGAACTCGATTGCCATATGAGTCGATTAGCGAATCAGACGGAAGCACCGCAAACGCGGGCTGCCCCGTCATTCTGGCAACGCGATCGCCTACGTACTGACGACGAGGCCCTGGTTTGAAACCTGGCGGGAACTGGTTTAGCCAATCATAGGGTTTGTCTTTGTCTTCTTTGTCAGCCTGAGCCGCTCGATAATCTTCCAAACGCGCTTGTGCCTGAGCTGTAGCTTCGGTTTCGTCAAAACCTTGGTCAATGTACCCCTGTTTCCAACCGTCGTAAAGTTTCTTTTCTTCTTCTGTCATGGTTGTGTTTCTTCGTCGATTCCGGCTAGATCAGTTTCCTGTGAGAGAACCCTATCGTACAACCTTTGGAACTCAGGGTTGCCCTCGCGAATAAGCGACTCAGCAAACTGGTCGAGTTGTGAACGTGCCCCGGTCATTGCCTTGCTGCGAAATGTCGTGCGGCCGTTGGCTTCGAGCAAACTGTTGCGTATTGCAATGTATTTCTTCAATGGGGCGACCAATGGCGAATCGCTAAACGCTTTGTTGTCGATGATCCGATTGATGTCAAGCAGTATGTTGTTGAACTCGTTGGGGTTGAAGTCTGGACCAGTCCACAAATACCGTTCGGTTAGTTGGGCGCGATAAGCGCGCAATGTTTTCTGTTCGCGTTCGTTGAGATATGTGGGATAGGTGTTTCGGAATGCCCGATATTTGATTGAGGCAATAGAGTATTGGGCGGCGTCAACAAGTTCCACCGGGGTGCGATAACGCGTCAGTTGGTTGTCAAATAGGTATGCGCGCGCACCGAAAGAAAACTCATCCTCGTTTGGTGGCCCAAAGTAATAGCCAACGCCGCTCTTGTAGTTATTTACATCAAACTCGTTCTGTTTGACCCAGTTGACGTATTTCTCGGTCATCATAAAACCCTTGGCATTCTTTGTTGCTGTGGTCTTGCCAACGATGTACAACAATGCGTTTTCGCCAAAGATTTGCAAGAACTTCATGTTGCCCGTCTCATAATCTTCTTCGAGTAAGCGTTGGCGTTCTGCCGAGAGCGCGGTGGCGTTATAGTCCATGCCCTTCAAGTTGACCGTGTATTCGGGGGTGGCTGCGGCGGGACCGAAAAACTGCGACAACATGCTCATTCCCACCATAAACTGCGCAAGTTCCTGTGAGTCTTTGTCAAATCGCTTACGATCCGTTTCGTCGGCAAAGTCGTAGTTGCCAGTGGTACTCAGCGCACGTGCAGCATCACCTATTTCGCGGTCTACCAAAGCAACCTTTTGATTCATCGCCACAGAGCGGAACAGTTGAATACTCTTGGACAGGATGGCTGGGGTGAGTCGATCAAGGGTTCCCTTGTCTTTGTTCAACAACTCAAACGGCATGAATGTTTTGCGAAACGCGTCAATGCCCTCATTTTCGCCAGTCAGATTGGCCACCGTATCAAGCGCAAAACTCATGCCGATTGCCCCGAGTGGGGCGACGTTTGGCAAGCCGGTAAAGCCAATCGAAAATCCCCGCAACGGGGCACCCAAATACGGAGTTACCCTATCCAAATCAATCCCTGATGCTTTTGCCGTTGATCGTGCAACAAAGCCGAGGGGGTGGCGGAACCTCCACTGTTTCGTTACTGGGTCCTGATACAACATCCCGTTTTCGTAATCGCCCGGAAGGTTTAGTTCTGTTGCCCCGTTGAACGCTCTCGCAATGCGATATGGTTTTTCGGGGTTCTGTACCATCAGGCGTAGAAAACGCTGCATGATTGACCGTTGCGCGGCAAAGAAGGAAAAAAACCATTCCAGGCCATCGACACTCTCTACGTTGAACTTTTTGGGTGCATCATAGAAGTATTGGCGCATCTCGTATGAGGCCACAGATGATGCGTAGGAGTCAAGTTGTTCCAATGTTGCGCCGGGACGAGCCTTGTCTGAATCGGCAACTGCTCGACGTAGGGCTTGATATGGGCCTTGCCCGCGTGCGCGCCGCCCGAGTGTTGAGCCGCCCATGTATTCGTCGGGCGTCATATCCAAGCGCTTAGCGCCGAGCACGACGTTTTTTTCAGCTTGGCGCAGTGCTTCTCCAGAGAGTTCGTCGTAGTGTTTGGCATACTCCGCCCATTTGAACTGTCGGTAAGCGGGCAGTTTTTCAAACGCGATTTCGAGACCACCAAATCCCCCAATAAACACCTTGTCAACCGTTTCTCTCCACCACTGTCCAAACTTGCCCGCGTCTTCTATTTCTGTTGACAACAACAGTTTTGTTGGCATGTTCGGCAAAATGTCTTCACGCTCCCACAGCCCGTTTATCAATCGCAACGTGGTTGGGTCGAGCGTTCCCTGTCTTCCCGTCCATGCGGTTGCTGGTGCAAACTTGCCAGGTTCGACTTCGCGCACAACAATCGGAATCATGTCAACCTGATGACCAGAAGCAGTCGGTGTGACTGATCGGATGAAGAAATACTCGTCGCCCGCTGCATTCTTGTAAATGCCACCCGTGATGTTGTCCATTTTCGGAATTTGATTGCCGGGGATGCGGTACACCGAGTCAGCAAACTTCGTGCCCGCTGGGACGTTGACCGACGTGACGGTTGCACGACCGCTTGCGCCAACTTTGGGCAAATAGTTGTGCGCCATGACTATTTGCAGTTCTGGAACCTCGTCCATTGTTTGCAAACGCCCTGGGATTATCGTGTCGAACATTGAATCCCAAAAAGCAAGTCTGTCTGATTTGGTTTCTAAATCAAACTTTTGGAGTTTGCCAAGCCCGCGTACAAGACTTTCCGGCAGACCAATCCGAACGCCATGTGTCCTGTACGCAGAAAGGAGTTGCGCTTGCAAAAACCCACCTTCTTCTGTATTCAGTAGCCATTCCAACAAGATGTCTTTGCGCGCATTGAAGTCGCTAATCCCTGCGGTTTGGGCCAAAATCCGCTCTAGTGGATCGGCGTAAATCGAGCGCAAAGCCTGACCGACTGCTTCGGGGTACTGCGTTTTATTGTTTTGGCCTACCGGTACAACGTCATTCGTGCGCAACATGCGTTCCATTGCGTACGTTTTTTCTTTGTATGTTCCCCAAGACTCGATTCGTCCAATGCCAAGTAGTTGTTTTTCCGATGGAGTTAGTTCATCAAGCAACTTTTGTGATGCTGCACGAATACCATCTTTGGTCATTGGGTTGTTCAATATGTCTTCAACGCCAGCTTTGTTGCGAACAATCTGCAAGAAACGGAATGGCTTGTGGAGCATTCCATATATTCCGGCATCGCCCATCCACAGGGCTACCTGACCATCAAGCAGGTTGCGCGCTAGGTAACCAACGTTCGCTAGGGTGGTTTGCCGCCATCCTTGGTTTAGTGAGTTAGCAAGCAAAACTAATGCGCGTTTTTCACCAGTTTCCAAACCGGTCGATTTGCGCAGTGCGCGTTGCAGGAATGGATTGGAAGCCATCTGGCGAACCTGTTTCCAATCTGGCAGCACAAGTGTGTGGTTGTAGAGCTGCTGAATGGTTGCAGCGCCAATGATTTTGAGTTCGTCTGCGTTTACTGATTGACCATATTTCAATGTAAGTTCTCGTGCCACATCATCAAGATCAACTAATCCGTAGTCGCTAAGCCGTTGCAAAGCGCCATAGTCCGTGGGGTTGGCGGCTTCGTCTATGTTGAAGTTGCGGATGCGGTCGCGCTCCCTGCGCAACACACCGATGAAGTCTTCAATGCCTTCCCGCCCATAACCGCCATCTGCCAATAGTTTTGCAATCACGCCGAACAGTTCTTCTTCGACTGCGCGTACCCCCGCACGGCTTTGTGGTGCAACAATCCGCTGCGTTGCAATGTTGCCCGCGTCGTCGTAGCGTTCAATGTCAACGAGGTTGTCGGACAAGTGTTCTTGTACGCGGCCCATTACTTGTACGCGGTATGCCTCGTCGTTTGTGAGATTGCGCAACCATGCATCAAATGAATCAATCGCCGCCATGCGTTGACCGGTCGATCCGTCAACCACAATGCCTGCGTCTGGCGCTAGTTCAAAAAGGTTGCGCAATCTGGCATACATTTGATGTACGCCCTCTGCCAGCGGTGACGTTTTGATTCCAACGGCAACGTCTCTGATGGCTTTGCCGCCTTTGGTTCCGGCAAGGCCAGCAACCGGTGGCGACAGGATCATTCGTTCAAATGCTTGCCCAACGTTTTCTTTAGCCTGTCGCACCCTGGTAGCAACCTGTGGCGCAATCTGACCAACGCCAACTTGCGAGGTCGTGAGTTGAGAAATGCGTGACCCAGCAAACGGCATTTCGCCACGACGCAAACCGTCGGCTGCCTCCAGAAACACCTCTCGATATTGGTCTGGCCCTGTTGCGGCCGCTAGTTTTCTGGCGTCTTCTGGACTAATCCGATTCTTGAAAATCTTGTTGCGGATGATGTAAGCGGCTTCTTTTGGGTCTGCGTACTTGCCGCGTGCCTGGTCAATCAAATCAAAAATAAACTCAAAACGACTGTCCGTGCGGATCATTTCGCTCAGTCGGTCGGCGTCCCATACCTTGACTTCAGAATCTTTGAGCACTGACTCTTTGAACAACACCTGCGCGTCGCGATCTGCTTTGGTAATGACGCCGCGCGTAACGGCATCGTCCAACACGTCAACTTCACTGGCAAACGTATTTCGCAGGGTTTCAATTTCTGTCCACGATTTTGTGGTTAGCGGAATGTCATCAATGGTCATTCCTGCCTTGATGAAGCGTTCAAAAATGTTGGCCCCCGGCAACGCTGCGCGCGCCGCTGGCGACAGGCGACTGTAGGCAACGGAAGATAACGCACCTATCTTTAGTGCTTTGCCTGCATATGCCGCCAACGTCGCTGGGTCGGTTGCTAGTTCACCACCAGCATCAAGCGCTCCAGAAACAAAACTTCCCCAACCCGAATCAAGATTGAGTCCCTTGCCCTCAACGATGCTGCCATCAGGCAAACGTTTGGCAGTGAAACCGAGATTGGCTGCGTAGCCGCCAAGTGTTGCGGGCTGTTGAATAGTGGGGAAAACACCCTCTGCCATTGGCAACGGAAGGGTTGACTCAAACTCTCCGAACCGCGCACGGCCTCGATAATCGGGCAATGGCTGACCAGTTTGTGCGTCAAGCCCAACAACATTCAACATTTGCTCGGCTTGTAGTTCGACTGGCAACATAAAACCAGAACCTTGTCGTTCTTGGTTGCGGAACAGCGTTCCGGCTTCGGTGTATTTGAACGCTCGGTCTAGTTCTTGTTTGTTCCAGTTGTATCCAGCGCCAAGCGTTCCGACGACTTCAGCCAATCGGCCCATTCTTTGCAATACTTGATAACCAGTTGGAGCCGTTCCGTCCTCGTTGAGTTCAAAAACAAAGTTATTGACGCCGCTCCAACCCGACTCGGACAAAGCAATAGCGGTGCGCGAAGTTCCCTTGAGCACTTCATATGCGGGGTTTGATGGCAATGGAATGTCTTGGCCCGTTGCGGGATCAACATAGGTGTTTTGTTTGGTGCCCTCTGGTCCGCGATACAGCGGGTTCTTGGGGTCGTACTTGCTGCGATACGAGTTAGGGTTGAACGGTGAAGTTACAAAACGACCTAACCGTTTCCAAAAACTTTCCGATTCGCGTGCGGGATCGTTGTCTTCTGCCATCTTGCGGGCAGCAGCGTTCATCATTTCAATGGTGTCTGGTCGCGCGCCGTATGCCGCAAGGTTTAGTGTTGTGCGTGGCGACAGGTAAGGCCCCAAACGGGCAATGTCTTTGACGCGCTCTAGTTGTTCTGGTGGGCGCGTAACCGCACGATTGCCCACATCAATACGCCGCATGGCCTCGTTGATAAGGCGCGGGTCAGAAAAAGGGTGGCCTATTGGCACCGTTAGAGCGATTCTTCGTAGAACTGAATAATGTCAGCAAGTTCTTGCGAAGGATACATCCGATAAATAGCGCGCATTTCAATCAATGCATCATCTTCGTCTTGTCCTAGTTCTGGAATACCAGCACCCATCGGTCCTGGGCCTGCGCCGAATGGTGCGCCAGCAGTGATCGGTTCGTTCGGTCGAGCGGTTGGCGCGGTGAGTGATCCTGGTGCGTTGGGTCTCGGACGACGAACGGGTTGTGGTATGCCGGTTGGGGACGGTGCCATCGGTACGGCTTGTAACGCCTGCTCCTGCTGTTTGCGTTTGCCGTACGTTTGACCTTTCGCAACCTGTCCGCGTGCAGCCATCATCGCCGGTGACTGATCGTAAACGTCACTCATTTATGCCCCCAACTGTGCCAGTAACGCTTCCAACGGTGGTGGACCCTGCGGACCGGCGACAGGGGCTTGGGCACCCATCCCAGGCATAGCCAACCCTGGCATCGTCTCAGGGGAACCCATCGGCATTGCTTCGGCTTGACGTTCACGTGCCCGCTCATCCGTTTTGCGTACCGCATCAAACAGCGGTTCGTCGTTTTCTACGACGAGTTTGACGAGGTACGCCAAGTCGTCGGGCTGGTACGGGCCTTCAGGGTTCGCTGCCTGCTGCTGGATGGATGACAGGAGTGCGGCTTCCACGCCTTCTGCGATGATGCGGTCATGTTCCAAATCAGGATCAGAGATGAGTGGGTCGGCTTCACGCGCAGATTCCTTCGACATCAGGCCAACACCCAACCTCTGCCCCAAACCGATAATCAGCGAGTTCACATCCGAACCAGCAGCCGAGTATGCGACATAGTGAAAGTCGGTTTGCCACACCTTGTTCCCGACATACGACTCCTGCCCGACCGAGGAGCGTGACGGGATGAAAAAGAACTTCTGTTGATCGCCCCAATACGCTTTCTCAATCGCAATCGCAATCTTGTCCTCATGCAACAACGAGTTGGCGAACACTTCTTGCGCTTCTTGCACACGGTAATCAACGGTCGCTGAGAGGACTGCTTCGCCACGCCTGCCGGTACGAATGTTGGTTGCTGATTCGCCACCGAACTCCGCAGGTATCGCACCTTCCAAACGTTCTTGGCGTTCCAAACGGTCGAGTGCCGTGTCGGTCTTGTAGCCAGGGTTCAACTGCAACTGTTGGATGTCGCCGCCTTTGACGACGCCGAGGATTCCTGCTTTGCCGTCAGCCAACTGCATAATCTCAGGGTTTTCACCTGGGCGGGCAATCAAGTATTCTTCGGGAAAGATACCGCGCTCAATCGCAATCTCCGTCAACGCCTGTAGTCGGGCACGCGTGTAGTACATGCCGAGTACGCCATCAAACTGACCTCGCGGTTTATCCAATGTGATGCGTCGCGGTACGACCGCCAACGGCATACCTGTGCGGTTCGGGATTGCTTCAAGCAGGATCGCTTGTAGTCCGGCACGTTCCGAGGCGTTGAGTTCAGGGTTGTCTTCGGCACCCAACACAATCAGTTGCATCGAGTCGTCGCACACATACTCCAGCAGCGTGTAACGCGAATCCGAATCAACCCTCCCGAACCGCAACTGGTCTGCGACAAGTTCACCGTAGTTCTTCAACAAATAGTTCGCGGTAACTTTGCTGGTAAAGATACAGTTCTCTGGCACTACTTCACCGTCCTGCAGTGGTGCGGCGAATGTGTCCAGCGGGTTGCGTACCACCCATTTCGGGGTGAGTGTCCCGAAGTCGGGTTTGATGAACACTGGTGACTGCGAGTAGGCAAGCAGGTGGCGGGCGCGGTGACGCAGTTTCATCTGCATCTTGTTCTCATCCCAAAACGACAGCAGGGCACGTTTACGCATCCGCGCCAACTTCTTCGAGTTCTCCGACCCTTCCTTCACCGGTGGGAAAAACGGTGATGGCATCGTGGATGAGACGCGCATCGACATCTGATCCAACCCTTGAACGAGTAGGTTTGCGACGTTGGTTTTGGCGTTGCGGTCCAACTCGTTCAACGGGACAACGACATCACCGTTGGCGAGGTCACGGACACGGCGCATCTGCTCATGCACAGGACCAGCAGCGAGCCGCCGCTGGTGATACAGTTCAACGATGTCGTCTAGTGAACGCACAGCACCCCGAAGGATACTACAACACTAAATCCATGTGGGTCGCCACATGCGCGGTGGCCGCTTCACCGGACCAAGTTGAGGCATGTGGAGTTCTGCGAACCAGTGCGCCATCACCAGGTCGGTACCGTTCTTCTTGTTCCGAGTCCAACTGGACATTTCTTCAATCAGGGCCAGGGTCTTCCAGTTGTCGCGCATGGTTGGCAGGCGAACCTGACCCATTCGCCACAGCGGGGGCAGTAAGGCTTCAACGCCAAGGTTCTCGTCTAGTTTGTTCCTAGAGGTTGTATGCGGCACAATCAAGACTTGCTGGGTAGCTTGCCACTTGCGAACGAAATCGTGGGCCAACAGGAAGCGTTGGGCAGCGTTGACCTCCACGATCCAATGGCTAATCGGATACCCCATCTGGAACGCCCGGTTCTGCCAAACCTCCATTATGCCGCTGTACTCGCGCGAGCTGGTGTCGTAGCCAAGTAGTTCCTCGGCGGTCAACTTGGTGCGCTCGATGTCAACCAAGTAACGCAAGTTGGTGTGCGGCTGGTAGAGCCACCACTGAATAGCCCAGAACTGTGTAGGGGATGGGTCAACACTCGCTATCGAGATGATCGGCGGCTCTAGTGCGGCTGGGATGTAGCCGGGTTGTCGGTCCCTGTCTATGCAACCTGGGTACAAAACCCCGTCTGGCCCTACGCCACCGGTAGCCCACACGCGTTCAATGAGGTAGTTGCCCGCTTCTAGGTCCTCTTGCTGGTAAACAACCTTGAACTTGGACGGGTTTGAGTGCCTGATGTACGAAAGGTCACGCCAGGAGAGGCGGAATGGGTCAAGAAGCGGTCCTTCTGGCCAGGGTTTTGAGTCCTGCCGCTTGGATTTGGGGCCATCGTCTAGTTCTTCGTAGTAAGCCTTGTACACAAGATGGTCGTACTTGAACTTTTTGACAGGATCGGGTAGCTCGTCAGGGTTCTTTACATCTTCGCCGTCATAATCAATGTCATCAAACGTCACTTTTGACAAACAGTGTGCGTATAGGTCTTGGGGTCCGAGCCTCTGCCCAATCACCGCCAAGATTCCGCCTGGATCAACGCGGGCTTCCGCCATCGAGTCCCAGCGTTCAATCAACTTGTCCCTAGCCACGGACTCCTTGGCGTTCTCCGGCGAGGCTACGTCGTCAAACAGACACAAATCTGCGCGGTGGCCGATGAACTCTGAGTCAATACCGTACGCCGATACCGTCGGCTCCTTGTTGTCCAAGCCAAAGTTGTTTTGCTGCTCAACGATGAACTCCTCCGCGCGCCATAGGGAGCCAGCATTCATCGGCTTGAACCTGCCATAGTCCAAAGCAAGGCAGGCTTCAGCGTTGACGGCTAAGCCTTTCTTGACCATCTCGGGGTCTGGCTGTAGTGGGTAGTTGCGTTCCAGGGTTTCCCTGATGCGTCGCGAGTACATCTTGGCTAGGGTCTGTGAGACGGAGCCAATCATCACGCGGATGGCACGGTTGCGCACGATGCACCACACGGCTACGTCATGGAACAAGGTTGACTTGCCCGCCCCTGGGGGGCAGTTTAGGACGAGGAACTCTTTGTCGTTGGATTCCAGCTTCTTTACGATTTTGTAGGCGGCATCCACCTGCCAAGGAGACGGCACGCGACCGAGGTACACGCGACGGAAGTAATCAAAGTCTTCCAACCCCTTCTGCGCTCGTTCGGACAATCGCCCCAAGGGGATGACTGGGGGCAAGTTCTCGCCTTCCACTGTTTGTCTGATGAGGTCATCGCGAACCTTCTTTCCTTTGATCTTCTTGTGGGCATCCCCCAACTCCACCCTGGCCTGATCCGACTCGGCTTTGGCCGCTCGTGCCCTTGCGCGCCAAGCCAACCCTGTCTGGTAGTGAACGCCCGCTACGCGGCAGGCTTCACGGAGATCGGCACCAGAGTTGAGCGACTGCCAAAACAGGGCGCGGTCTTCTGCCGATACGACGCGTCTACCCTTTGACATTGCGCCTCCCCGACCTACCTGCTGGCATTACTTACGTTTGGGCACCTTTACACCAGCACGACGCAACGCCTCAATCACTTTTGCGTTACGCAAAGGGTCCATAACCTCAACCTCAGCAACAACTCTCAT